ATACCGAGCACTATACCTGTACGCATCTGATGATAGCTAGGATAAAATCCTCCTGGATCTCTTGCCTTGCGTGTACCCTGCGCCGCCGTCGCATGGTGCTCGTGATGTTTGCCAGTATGTTCAGTGATAAATTCTTTTGCTCGCATTATATACCGTACTTGTTTTTCTTTTGTTTTCTTACAGGGCTAACTTTGTTACCGCCTTCTGCTTCATTACTACGGCCATCGCTTAAATGTGTAATAGAACCTGCACCCATCATTTTAGCTGTAAGTTTTACTTTTTCTAATTCTTCTTCTGTATATGCAGTAATTAAAGGATCACCACTCATAGCCCCAGCTCTTGGAGTTTGTGTAGGATTTGCTAATGCAATACCAAAACGATATTGCATATATGGACTTCCATTAGCTTTGTTCATGCTAATATTAGGAATACTCATAGCATTTTTAAGTGCTTGAATATGAACATGGTGCAATTTTTCAGAACCCTTACCAGCATACGGAACATCGCCTTCTGCTAGTTGCTTGCGCATAAATTCTTGTGCTCTCATCTCTCTTATTACCTTATTAGCATATTTAATTGAATTTGATTCTTCTGCTACAGCTTTTGCTTTCTTGGCACGTTTAACCTTTTCAGGATGTTGTCCTAATGCCTCTACTACAGTTTCAAAATAAGTTTTTCCAGCAATAGTTAAACTAGGATCAACTCCGGCCAGTTGATAAAATAAATCTTCATTGCCTGATCGGGCGGCATTTCGTAATTCTGTAGCACTTGTTACACGAGGACTTTCTATATGAATTATATTTGAAAAATTGTAATAGCCATGATTACTTTCTTTGCCATTATACTGATGTAATAGTTTTCCACTCCACGCCCAATCTTGACTATCTGTTACATAGGCTATAACGGCACCTTCGCCTACATCTTGATAAATTTTAGAAGCAAGTGTTACAATACTTTGTTCTCCTAGTACGTGACCCTTAATACTAGGATCAATAGCGGTCATCCATGCTGTTTTAATATCAAAAGGTAATGGATCGTTAGGCCCTATAGTAGTTGGATTGGTTCCAATATACCAATGACGTCCAGCATGCTTAACAGCTTCCCATACTTTCATATGACCTTGATGTGCTGGATTAAAACGTCCAAAACAAAATGCCGCGTCAACTTTACGATTCTGAGTTTCAAATATCTGTCTTAATCTCATTTTGCGCCCCCAGGCACCCATGCTGGAATAGTTGTTCCGTGAGGTGTTTCGATAGCATGACGTGGCACCAGCTTAATATGGTCGTCACCTTTTTTGTCATAGTGTACCCATCCTTCTGGATTACTTACTTTTATTTCTCCAGGATCTGCATCTAACTGTGCAAGTATCTGATTTTTTAATTGCATAATATCTGAAAACAAATTAAACATAGCAGTTAATCCGCCAGGGAATTGTTTTAGACGCTCTGCAATTTTTTCATATTGATTAGCACTTACTACATTAGTATTTGTTTGTGCCCACGACATAAAATTATTTGCTACGTTTGCTAAATTTCCTTCTTTGGCCATGGTGTTTACATAACGATATACTATATTCTTAAATCCACTTACACCGGATATTGGTGCTAAGAAGCTATCGATTTCGTGACCATGAGCTTTAATACTTTGTTCAACTTGATCAATAGCGTCGGTATCTACCTGTGGTTGTATTTGTGTATAATATGGTCCAAGAATAATTATATCAGTAATTGAATCGTCTATATAAGGACTAAAATCTTCTACGGCCTGTTGTGCCTCATCTGGCGCACCAAACTGTGTAAACATTCCGTGTCCAACCATCATAGCTCTTGCGCGACTTATACGTTGTCCTAGTTCGGTATCTTGTGCTATATGATAAACTGTATTGCCTTTTGGATTAGGATGCAGATTATAAACACCGTTGGTATCTACTCTTGGAGGTTGTAAAAATAATCCGTCGGCATAGAAAAATAAACTTTTGCCTTTTTTAGGCCTTTTAGTTGCTTTTTCTAATACAGGATGTAAAAAACTAAATTCTTTGGCAAATATTTCTCTTTGTTGTTGTTCTTCTGGAGTTTTTGCATTGCCACTGCGATTAGCAATAAAATTATAGATACCGTGTTGATTAGTGAATTCACTTACATCACTAGTGCCGCCGCCGCCGCGCAACCAACCGTTGTGATTAGCAGTTACAAATTCATGTTGCCCAGTTTGGTCATTCCAATGCCACCCCCAGTATACCTGAGGAGCACCGTCCCATTTTAATCTAACTGCTCCGGAATCATTGGCAATTTTTTTAATATGTTCAAGCGCGGTTATTGCACCTTTACTTCCATTCATAAAAGTTAAATCTTCAGGATGATTGAAAGCTCTGCCTACTTGTTTCTTTTTTGTTTCAGCAGGTTTAGTAGTTTCACGGATAAACAATTCTCTTAATAACACAATTAATCCTTGTAAGCACCATCTTTGATATCTTGAATTGTGTCAGAATGAAGTTTGTTACAGATACGTTCAAGCATTTTTTCATCTAATTTGTCAGATAATTCTCTTATTGGGAACTTCTTGACATATACTTCATAACTGCGTTCTACAGCAGGTTTGAAAATTTTAAGATGAGTGGGTTTTTTATCTTTATATCGATCAATACAATCTGCTATACTAGGATAAAGATGACGTCGATATACATCGTCATCGTTATGCATAAAATGTATAAGATCGTCGGGTAAATCAAAATCGATTTCTCGTTTGTCACCGGTTTTTTTGACAAACTTTTCGTCATCGAAATCTTTACCTTCTAATAGTTCATGTATGCGCATTTTTAAGCCCGTTTTAATAGTTCAGCAGAAAACTCTGCGGTTAGAGTATTTATCGCTTTTAACAGTCTTTAGTTTTTAACTATGCGCTCGACCTTGGCTATAGACCCGCCAAGATGCATTTTTGCCAGCAGTAAATTGTTATCGCCGGAGATATAAAAGTGTGTACCGCCCCAACTGCGTGATTTTCCTAAGTCTCTAATACAGCTTTTAGTTAATTTACACTTTTTATTTGAATCTGCCCATGAAATAAAGGCACTATGTTCTTGAATTGTTTTACCTAGCGTAATGCGATAATCAAAATCCATCTTGGGCATAATGATAGTACCGGTGGATAGACAAGAATTAGGATCAGGTTGACTAATGTATTTTACCCTATCTTTATCAAGTTTGACTAGAGTATCGATATGATTTTTACTGTTAGTATACAAACTGATCCATGGAGCTTCTACACGCACATCATATTTGTCAAATTGCATCAAAGTATTGGCTAATTGAAAAGCATAATCTAAATCTTCTTGAGATTTGATAACGGTAGTATGATATTTAGAATGGCTTTTTAAGTCAATTTTTTTAAGTTCTTCTAGAGTTTTAGTGATGTCTCCGCTACGAAAAGAAGACGATCCAGCACATGTCAGCACAATTTTGTACTGATATGTGCCTAAGAATAAACGTCTTGTAGTCTTATAAAACATCCTGGCCTTCTGTAATAACATTAGTAGAGTCAACAGTAAGTAGTGCTATTTTATTTTCTTTAGGAGTTGGTACTAACACTAATTGATCATTGTTAACGTTAATAGATAATACTCCGCCATTCTTTAGCTCGCCAAACAACATAAGTTTTGCCAACGGACGTTTGATTTCTTTATCAATAACACGTTGTAACGGACGAGCACCCATCTTGCTATCAAACCCTTTGGTAATAAGCCAATTAGTACTTTCCTTATCTATCTTGACTTTAATACCTTTTTCTTTAACTTGAGCACGTAATTCGTCAATAAATTTAATAACAATACGAATCATTGTATCTTTAGTTAGTTTGCTAAATGTAACAATACCATCTAAACGATTACGGAATTCAGGAGTCAAGAATTTCTTCAAATCGGCATCGCTGTAGGTTTTTTCTTGTCCGCCAAACCCAATGGCATTCTTTTCAGCATCTTGAGCACCAGCATTAGTAGTTAGGATAAGAATCAAATTACGACAATCAGCTTGTTTGCCGTTTGACCCAGTGATGAAACCGTTATCCATAACTTGTAATAGCACAGTCATAACATCGGGATGTGCTTTTTCAATTTCATCAAGTAATAAAACAGCATTAGGAGATTCTTGAATTTGAGTTATCAATAGGCCAGCGTTCTCTTCAAAGCCAACATAACCTGGAGGACTACCAATCAACTTACTGATGCTGTGCTTTTCTTGATATTCACTCATATCATATCGCAACAACTTAACACCTAAATTCTTAGCTAAAGATTTAGCTGTTTCAGTTTTACCAGTGCCAGTTGGGCCCATGAATACAAAACTACCGATTGGTTTGTTTTCGGATTTAAGGCCAGCTTGTGCCACCATGATCTTATCTACAATTTCTGTAATTGCAATATCTTGTCCATAAACTTCGGATTGTAAATTATCCTGTAGGCTAGCAAGATTGCTTGATTCGGTTTCCATAATTTTTTCTTCAGGCATTTGAATCATTTTAGCAAGTTCATATTGAATTTCGTGTTCACCAATAACACGTTCGTCAGCAAGTTTCAAATTAAAACGACTGCAAGCTACATCAATCAAATCGATAGCCTTATCTGGTAATTTTTTATCTGCTTGATATTTGACGCTTAACTTGATGGCCGCATGGATAGCATCATTACGAATTTTAACGTTATGAAAACCTTCGTAATACTTTTTAATACCCTGTAATATGCTATAAGTCATTTCTTGAGTAGGCTCGTCGACAGTAATACGTTGGAAACGACGCATTAACGCACGATCCTTTTCAAAGTGTTTACGATATTCTTCCCAAGTAGTCGATGCTACAACTTTAATATTACCTTTACTCAGCGCAGGTTTCATCATGTTGGCAAGATCGTTAGCAGAGTTGCTGGCAGATCCTGCACCTGAAATCATGTGTGCTTCATCGATAAACAAGACAGTTTTGCCTTTCTTTTGCAATGCTTTGATAACATGCTTGAATCGTTCTTCAAAGTCACCGCGATACTTACTACCGGCCAGCATAGCTGAAATATCTAAACTGTAGACTTTATAATCCTTAAGGAAATCTGGAACCGCACCATTAACTATATTAAACGCAAGACCTTCTGCTATGGCAGTTTTTCCTACGCCTGGATCGCCCACAAGGATTACATTGTTTTTACTACGTCGGCCGAGAGCTAATGCAATATTTTCAAGTTCATCCACACGACCGATAACTGGATCAACCTTTTTCTTGGTAACCATATCATTGAGATCAGTAGTAAATGCTTTTAATGCACGTTCTCCTTGCTGATCCCCGGGTCCTTCTTCTTCCTGTTCTTCGACACTATTATTCAAATAATCGGCAAATTTATCTTTATCAATTTGTGCTTTGTTAATATAATATTGTGCCCAGCTACGTTTTTCCACCATCATAGCCATAAAAATATCTGTGGGTTCGATGCGCTGACGACCGTTAAACAATGTCTGAGTAAACGCTCTATTGAGCACACGTTCTACTGCTTGTGTTTTTTTAGGTTTTATTACAACATCAGTAATAGTTATTTCTGCACATTTATTTTGCAAATAATCTGTTAAATCCTTTTTTAGTTCGTCGGGGTTCCCGCCAAATTTAGAAACAGTAGATGTGAAATCGCTGTCATTTAACATGGCAAATAAAAGATGCTCTATTGTTAAATATTCATGATGTAATTTTTTAGCAGTATCTATTGCTTGTTCAAATACTGCTTGTAAATTATCGCTTGGTTCAACCATTACGTTTCCTTTTCTTTTGTTTTTTAATTGCTAATGCTAATTTTAATGGACTCATTTTATCTGTAAAACAAACTCCATTTAAGTGATCTAATTCGTGTAAAAAACATCTAGCATCAATGCCTACAAGTGATATTGTACACTTTTTTCCAGTGTTGTCAAGGTATTCGGCATCAAGTGCTACAGGACGTTCAATATTTAACCAAAGATCGGGAAAACTTAAACACCCTTCCTCTCCCTTCTCTGTAACTTCACTTGAAAATTTAACAACAGGATTAAACATGGCAGTAGGAGTAGGATGCCCTTCTAACTGAATTATGAATACACGTTTAAGTAGTCCAACTTGATTAGCCGCAAGTCCGCGACCGTTTGACTTCTTCATAATTTCGATCATTTCTTTTTCAACCCATGCCGCATCGTTCAGTTGACTGAAGTCCCAATCAACAGCAGGAGTTTTTAATATTGGATTAGGAGATGTTATTAATGTCAGCATTAATGTCTCGCAATCTTGCTACTAGTGCTGGATCGATAATAGCTGGTGTTCTAATATTGATCACGGTGACAAATCTGCCTTTTCTTCCGGTATTTACATTGGTAAATCCATTGCCTCCAGCGGCAAATTCTGTACCATGTTCAACACCTGGCCGAATTTCTAAATCCATCGATCCTCCAGAAATAGTGGTAATTGATTTCTTACAACCAATCATAGCTTCGATAGGATTTATAAACAATGTGGTATATAGGTCATCCCCATTTCGACTAAACATAGGATCGGGTTGCACCAAAATAGTTACATTCAAATCCCCTCGCTGGATATTAGGAATACTATCATCACCTAGGCCTTGGTATCGTATAGTGTCCCCATGAGTGATACCGGCCGGAACATTAATTACCACATTTTGATTTTTACCACTAGGCAATCTATAGTTTGCTTCTAATTGTTTTCCTAGATAAGAATCTACAAAACTAACAGTACATTGTATATTTAGATCTCTGTTCTTACGCATTGTACCGCCACCACGTGCTCTGCCAAATAAATCATTAAATGGATGACCTTGTGGAAACGGACTACCGCCAGCTCCGAACATAGCTCCAAAAGGATCTGCACCGCCAAAAGGATTGCCTGTATGGAAATGGAATTGTTGCCCATGACCAAATTGTCGTTGTTGGTCGTATTCTGCACGTTTTTGTGGATCGCCTAGATTATCGTAGGCAACACTAATATCTTTGAATTTGGCTTGATCTCCGCCCTTGTCTGGGTGGTGTTTATTAGCCAAAGTTCGGTATGCTTTTTTTATTTCTTCCGGGCTAGCATTTTCGCTAACACCTAATGTTTGGTAATAATCAGTCATAGTCGTAAAAAAACTCCATTAATAACAGTAATTATACTATCATTAATGGAGCCTGTCAAGTTTTTGGTTTACTTTTTCTTTTTTGCTGTATCTGGTTTTGTACCAGCAATTTCTGTGCCTTCTGCTTTTTTGTGGTGCTTAACTTCTTTTTTTACAGGAGCCTTAGCTTTTTCAGTTGCTAATACTGGACTAGCTAATACACAACTAGCTATTAAAAATGCTAATAATTTTTTCATAATATTTTCCTTATAAAGCAGGTTGATCTGCTGTTGGAACAACTTTCTTACCGCTAGCTGTTACTGCTGGCGTTGTAGCGGGTGTTGCTCCTGACCCGCTGTTAAAACCCGATCCAAAACCTCCTGTTGATGCTGGGGGTGTTGTTGTTGAAGGTGTGCTTCCAAAGCCGCCTCCGCCGAAGCTACTGTTTGGTGTTGATGAACCAAAGCCACCGGTTGAGGAACCGAATCCTCCTGCCGCAGGTGCGCCAAATGCTGGAGCCCCGCCAAATGATGAGTTTCCACCGCCAAATCCTCCTGATGATCCGCCAAATCCTCCGCCCATACTACCTTGGCCACTTCCAAACCCTCCAGCGACATTGCCTGACATATTTTGATTGTTAGTGATAGTTTGACTTGTAGCAGTTGGATTTGCGGCTGTACCTGCTAGTTTTTCTTGTGTACGACCAAATGCACTGATACCTAAAACGGCACCCATAGCAATATGGAATAAGCCAGCACCTTGTAGTGTTAGAGGATTCCACTGTGTGATTGGTGTATGATTAATACCTTGCCATAAGGCCCAAAGAACTGGAAATACTGCCATATCTAATAAACAGATTAGCATATACATCCACCCCATTGCCGGACGCCACAATCTTTGCATCCATTCTGCGTTATCTCTTTTTTCTGACATTGCTCGCTCCTTTGTCTTTATATACGTATTTATTTAATACTATTATATATTTTCTGCTGTGTACTATACCAATCTAACCAGTTATCTACTTTGTCTTTACAAAGATAGTATTGGCTATAATTTGAAGTAATTACATTTAATGCATCGCTCAATTTAGTTGTGTTAGGATCAACCTGTGCTAGATCTGCACATGAAGTTTTAAGATCTGGAGGCGTATCTGGCCAAGTCATTGACATTTTAGGCCCAGTTACACTTGAACAACCGGTTAATAATACAATTAGGGAGGCAACTATTAATTGTTTCATTTTGTTGCTCCTAATGGATTTTTAGCGGCACCATTTAGAATGCTTATAGCTTCTGTATCTATTTTGCAATCTGCATCTATTTTCTTTTCAACTTCTTTAATTTTTTCTTGATAAACTACTTGTGTATCATGTATAACTTTAGTATGTGTTACAATTTTTGTTTGTACTGCTGTGTTGGCATCCGAACTAGCTTGTTGAGCAACTGCTATCTTAGCTTCTTGTTCTTTAATCTGTGCTTGCAGTATTTCTGTAACACCAGCACCCCCGTACATAAAAACACCTACAAGTATTATTATAAATGCTACAGGTTTAATAAACAACGCATAAGGTTTGAAATTAGGAAAACTTTCAATAATATTAGCTAAGAAGTAAACAACTGTTGCTCCACCAGCAACAGCAGGCCATAACCAAGTGGGCAAATTTCCTAGTACTTGTTCTAACAACCAACTAAACATAATTAACCTTGTAGCACTTGATGTGCATTAGCTGTATGTTGTTGACGTTCGGCCAGTCCTAAGGTACCGCCATTGATTTTCTTAGTAAGTC